TTGTCGAGTTTCCTCCCTTAATCCACCATTCAGGCACTTCACCGTATCGTTTATATACCTTAATATAAGGCGTTGAACGGATAAGGTTTACCTCACCACTCTTATCCTCAAAACTAGGCGCCGCGTTTGTGTTTTTAAACCTATCAATAGCGACATCTACATTGTCCCAATCTGTAGCGCGTAGATCTGGCTCCGACATGTAGTGAACCGTCGTAATAAAGCGCGATTGCTTGATGTAATCGACGCTAGGATCAATAAACATTCGTCGTAAGTCCACAACCTCCGCTCCTTTCTTCGTTTTCTCAAGAACAACTGATCCATAACGTGGGGCCTCACTAGCAATCTGATTCAAAACCTTACCCATTCGGCTTGTTTTCAACCAAACCTTCAATTCCTTCTCCAATAGATACACAGGAAAGTAGTTCTTAGGGTCATTAATCGGTATTAACTTGATATTCTTAGTATCAACGTTCAACATCTTCTCCGCGACCTCACAAGGTGGGGTGATAATATCGAAAAATAACTTGTCACGGCCAAGGAACAACTCCGAATTTTCATACTTATTCTGCAAATAGAGGTAACACCTCTTAATCGTCTGATACTGGTTGAACGCGTAGCCCGGAACAGGGGCTATATAGTTATATAAAAACTGTTGGTTTTCATTCCTTATCTGTGAAAATATGTTGGGTGAAAACCCTCCCGCCTGTGTTTCATTCTTAAACGGATTCATTACAACCATTATATCCTACAGGCCTATATTTAGAGCCATATATTTGCACGTGTGGTGTAATAACCTTGCGCTATATAATCGCTTTCGTGTTTTTGCTTGCACCACTTCGTAAATGTTTTGTCATCTCCTTGATAACATAGTCCTCATATTCTCCGAATACTTCACTGTTAACATGCTTAGCCCCCATTTTTAAAATGCCATTAGATACCGAATAAATTTTTGTTCGTATAATCCAACGACAAACACTTCCCTCCGATATCTTACGGCCAGTCTTAATGAGGAGGTATTCCCTCATTTCGGGTTGATTGTACCCCATTAAAGTATATCGTTTCCACAATTCCCTCCATATTCCTTTGGGTAGTCCAAATTCTTTAGCAAAGCGGTCGTCTGGTTCAACTATAAAAAGCCTTGATTGTGTTAAATCTATAATCATGAAAATGATACTTTACGTTGACGATTTCTATAAACCTTATTCTCAAAGGCGACGTCTGGTCTTTGTGGTTGTGTCGCCCCCCAGACCGCAAGGGCGAGGGACATAACTCTATCGTCGTGCATGTTTTCAGGCGCTTTGACTCGTACTTTACCGCCGTCCCCTAACAAGTATTGAAAACTTTCCAATTCAGCGATTAACCCGTCGTCGTCTGGTATCTTTATTTTATCTTGTTCCAGTAATATCGCAAGATTGTTCAACAAGTTCTGCCTTGACGCCTCTGTAAACTTAAAGCCGTTGCCCTCGTTCCCTACTCGTAACCCGCGCGCCTTTAGATCCTCGACAATAGGATCACCAACACCCGTGCTATCAGGCCATATCAAAGCGTCGTCAAATCGTCGTGCCATGGCCTCAATCTTTGCTTTCTGTAGGTTGTAGTCTATTTGGTTAAAGCGCTCTTGTGGGTAGACGATAAAGTGATTAAGACTAAACGGCGTCAATACAGTCCAGTCATTATACTTTGCAAGGTCGACACCAAGCTGAAAGTCCCCATGCTCCGGTAGAAAAGTGTCCTTCGGGTAGACGTTAGGACGTATCCGCTTAAAGAATTGTGACGCGCCTTCAAGAAACGCACACTCATACTCTTGTTCAAAGACCGCTTGCGGGGTGTTAGCACGTATATCTTTCAACTCGTATTCTGTAAAAACATTAGTGTCCTTAATACCTTTTACAGATACGTACCACTCTTCCGGACTATTGCGTGCCATTTCCGTTAGTTTCCAACTGTGGTTACGCCCCTTTGGGGTAAAAATAAACGTTGCCGTTCCTTTGTTTTCTCGCAACACTGGTTGAATGATAGTGGTCCAAATACGCTCGTCCATTTCCGAGTACTCGTCAAAGACTACGTCAATGGGGTTGATACCTCGGTGTTTGTCTATATCCTCACAACCAACAAAGCGCTGGATACTGCCGTTTTTATAATATACCGCTAGTTCACTATCATTCATTTTGTCCACAATTTCCATTGGCACATGCTCTTTGATCAACGCGTCCCATATAACCGCTTTTGCCTGCCTGTATGTTGGCAAGAAATAATAATAGACGCCCTTTTGTATTTGCGTCGCGATAATTTGTTGATTAAGTGCCGTCTTACTCTTGCCCGCACGTCTATGCATAACCGCTATTTTGAAACGCGCGTTGCTTTCAAGAAAGGGCAATTGATAATCGCGCGGGTAAAAGTTATGCGGGATCGTTATTGTTTTCCTCAATTTGTTTTAAATTATCTTTTTTCAATAATGCTTGGTTATCTTTGAACGGCAACACAACAAAGTCAATTTGTCCAGCAACATCAAGAGTAGCCGGCTGTATCGCCTTTCCATAAACACGATCCAACAAGTCGAGATACAACGCTTCGAACCTAACATCACCTTTCAACATCTTTTCTACTCCAATTCTTATTATATCAAGCTCTGTAATGTTTTTTCCAGTTTCAAGATCTTTTATTTTTCTAATTGCGTCTCTAAAATCGAGATAAAAATCACGGCTTCCTTTTGGTCTACCGCTTTTATTGCCTTTCCACAGCTCGCCTTTTTGAAAAGGTATACCGCGCACTTTTGTAGCAGTAATTTCTGCTTTTTCGTCCATTTCATAAATTATACCACCACCAATTGGATCAAGTCAATTTTCTACGGACACAATTGTTTATACAATGCACGAATTGCCATACGGATAATACTAGCCATTGATAATTTATGAGTATCTTTGATCTCTTTCAATATACTCAAAGTTTCCAAATCAAGTGATATGTTTATTTTTTTCATACTCAAAGTATACCATTTGTATACCATTTGTATACCATTTGTATACCATTTAGACTATTTGTATACCATTTGTATACCATTTGTATACCATTTATACATACTCTAAAAACCCTCAAAACCCTCAAAAACCCTATTTGCCATATCTATTTGCCCTATTTGCCATATCTATTTTAGTAGATATGGCAGTGTTTTTACGGCCTTGTTGAGCCACGTTACCACGATTGCCAGAATTACCAGATCTATTTGCCCAACACTTCCCCCAGCCCTTATTCCATACCCACAATTCTATATATATTATTATACCTCTATATAGAAATAGATATGGTAGATATGGCAATCAGGGCAACACGGCTCAACAAGGCCACGAAAAGTGGTTGCCATATGTCCAAAAAATTGCCATATGTATTGGCAATATGGCTAACAATCGCAAGCATTACGACACAAAAACACCTATTTGTCCTATTGACTTATACCTACCGCAGGCATATACTATGGTCATAACCATTAATATATAACAATGAAAACAACAACATATAAATTTATCGGAGGCCTCGTTATCGGGATTTTCCTAGGTGCATTTATCCAATGCATTATTATTAGCTTATATTTTATCTAACATGAAAAAAGCCAAACTATACACAATAGCAGGTATTCACTATGCCCTTGTCTCTTACGGCTACGGCCAAAACTATATTGCCTCATCACCTATCTCATACACCGAGGCAATAGCAAAGACTTATAACCTTTATTTATCAGACATAATCCCTTTTTAAACCATGACAAAAATCAATCTCAAAGAGGCATACAAAATATTCGTGGCTAATTGGATAAAAACACACTCAATCAGCAAACCGCCCTCATTTACTAGCTGGAGAAAATATCACCGCCTTTAATCAATTAAAATAAACCAATGACAAAAACAGATTATACATGCTGGGGACAATCGGAATTAATAAATGAGATATCAAAGCTCAAGTCTCAAATAGACAAAAACCACGTAGACCGCGCGGACGTTTGTGAGCTGGCTCATGAATTAACAGTCAAAGAATGTTTGAGACAAGGCATAGAACTTGAAAAAGTAGAAAAAAACCTTGACGTTCGATATACAGAATCGGCACAGGATATATTCAATGATTATTTAAACTTAATAGAATCAACACTTAATATATAACCACAATGAAAAACAAATGCTTATATTGTGACAATAAAACCACAGAAAAAACTATACATTTCGTGTCCGCATGTTGTGGCCGTGGTATGTGTGATGAATGCTACAACGGCCTTGTAGGTACTATGGAACAATTCCAAATTGACCACATGGACAAAGAGGACTACGACAAACACGTCAAAGGCACAAACATAGAGGGCAAGGGCGATTATATATGTTTTGACTGTTTAGATAATGGCAATATTATTAAATTAAAATAAAACAATGACATTAAAATTACAACCTAATCAAAACACTTGCGACCTATGCCACGAAGTAGAAAATACCAGCGACCTTGTTTGGATATCGGCGGAGGACTTTCAGCCGTTCGATAATGAAATAGTACCAAAGGAATTATATAAAAAATATCAGGCCCTTTGTGAGTACTGCTATTT